ATACCGATCGGTATATCCAACCAATCAAAAGTCTCACCACTGTGAGTAGTGGATAGGTTGACACTATAGTTACCTGAAGCTTCAGAAGTAATCGTGTTCACAAACTCTGTACCATAGTTCATAGTAATAGTACCCGTAGTAGACCATTCCGGACCAAATGTGTATGTTATTGGATAGTAGTGTGTGTTATGACCTTCTGGTCTTTCGATTCCGTAAGTTATGAATCTAACATCATGTTGAGTACCATTTACAGCTGCATCCGTTTCAATGAATATTGGTTGAACTGTTGCTTGACCTTCTGCTTCTGAGGTCATTTCTGGACTATATGGATAAATTGCGTGGAAGTCTCGACCACTTTCCCAATATACGCCATCATGAGCGACAGCTACAACGATACCTTCGTCTGTATCGACCGTCATACGATCTCCAACAGGCAATTCATAATTGAACGTGAGTGTTTGAGTGACACTGCCAGCAGGTTCATACAAATCACCACCAAATGCCTCACTAGTAGGTGGAGACAATCTAATGTCCATCTCTACAGTACCAGTATATGGTATGGATTCACTAACACCCGACATATCGGATTCAACTAGAATGAACCCTGTGCTACCCATTTCGCCTCTTCCAGCGACTGATACATTGGTTGCATAATTGTCACCGACAAAATCGTAGATTGTTTTGTTTCTAAGTACCGACACACCGTCACTTGTGTGAGACATGATCGGATCATTCGGATCATTATCATTAGGTATTTCATAATCGTTGATTTTTTTCAGGGTGCTTGTAATTCTAAATCTTTCTAGATAGTCAAAGAAGTTATTATCTGGACCGTCAGTAAATTGTTGAATAGGTCTATCCAACCACTGACTAGTATGCACTAGAGTTCGTGTTCCAATATCCGTAGCGTTTACTTGACTATAGACTTTCAACGATCCATCAAGGTGGAACTCAAGATTGAATCTGACTCCTCTAGGTTCCCAACCAGATGTACCTGACCACTCTCTACCCACATCGCGGCTACTTGCTGATATTGTTGGAACGGTCTCAGCGAAAAGAGAAGATATGTCTCTGACCTCATTGGTCTCGCCACCTGTATTAGTTTCACCGCCGGTATTAGTTTCGCCACCAGTATTAGTTTCGCCACCAGTATTAGTTTCACCGCCGGTGTTTGTACTACCAGTATTGTTACTTGGATTTGATGTGGTAGTAGAACCTGTGGAACCCGAACCTCCTGTTATCAGAGCAATTGCACGTAAGTCTCGTATTACCGGAATCTTAGAAGAACTATTAGATTGCATAATAATCTTGACTTGGAATGCAGTAAACTGGTCGACATCAACAGTGTATTCATAATCGCGATACGTTGATGTGTTGTCGTCCGAAGGAAGTTCCTTGTCTATAGTAGCTTGTACCCAAGGAATTAGCAAATCACCTTCACTGTCTACTTCAGATAATGTGTCCTCATCAATAGCGGACCTAACATAGACATCGAAGTCTGCACCAGAAGGTCGGTTAGCAGCAAAGATGATTTTCAGTCCAGCAGACGCTTCGTCAATTACAACCGGAGTAGTTATGTGTTGCGCAGCATCGTTGTTATCGATGACATTTTCTAGTGCAAGAACAGACACACGTTGAAGGTCGATCAACGGAGAAACTTTTTTGTCTTGAGTTTCAAGAGATAGTTCAAACTTCATCGTTTCTAGACCGTTAGCATTATCAGTGGATGCTACAACACTTGGACTTGTGTTTGTGTTGTAGTCATTCAAGAATACGGTATTACCTTTTGTTGGAGCCGGAATTTGATAACTTGTAGGGTTGAATGATCGACCACTACCATAAGATATGGTGCTTGGGTTACGTAATTCGGCAGTGATGCTAGTCCCATTAGGTGTCAAAGTCTGAACCTGTGGTACAAACTCATCATAGTAGACTTGTTGTGATGCGGTCACATCATCGCCACCACCAAGAGCGGTAGACGTTGCAGTTGTTGCAACAGAGATACCATACCCTTCCCATGTTGGATTGAGAACTGTGAATGTACCATCAAAATCTGTTGAAGGTATTCCACCAATTGCATTCTCAACGCTGGACATAGATACTACATCACCTTCAGTGAATCCATGACCTTCATGGTAGACTCTGACTACACTAGTACCTATAGTAGTTTGAATAGGATTAGACTCTAGAGTTACTTTAGGTAAGGATGCATTGTCAAGAACTAGAGTACCCGAATTGTCAAACTCAGCACGGTCTAATGTAAACATTAGGTCCTTAGTCTGGTCTGGTGTCCATGTGAATCCATTCTGTGATAGGAATAGAGAACCTAGCGTAGGTTGCTTCGTGACTTTACTGTCAGTACTACCAACCAAGAACTCGTAGGTCTCAGCAATATAAGCATTATACTCTACCGACTCAGCGAGTAGTATTATAGCATACTCTTCTCCACTTGTCAAGTAAATTGGTTCATCAAATTCGACAATTGTGCCACCATTCTCTACAAGAGTAGACATTCCTGTATCATCTTGTGAAATACTATCAAGTGGTGTCACTGTGATAAGGGCAGGGTCTACAAACTTGACTGATCCTGGCACAATACGTGTAGTTGGGGTACCATTTTCTACCGAACGAATCTGTACTTGAAGAGGGACTGTACTGTCCTTGCTCTCCATGAAGATTTTTGCTCTTGTTATAAACAGTCCATTAGGGTTTTCTATCTGGTCAACAAAGAATGTCTGTGCCAGAGGGTCTTGACGACCAGCACGGAAACCAATAACACGTGTGGTGCGAATGGTTCTTTGTATAGACTCGATGGTACCTGTTGATGTGTAGTTTGCACTAGTACTTGCAGTCGATTCACTATCGTTACCTTCACCACTCACGTCAAGCAACTTGAACTCATGAGTACCAGTTCTAAAGTTGATTGATGGTGTGTTAGGTAAGAAGAAAGTACCAATCAATTCACCCTTACTGTCTGTGACTAGATCGCCTTTACCACCTAGTGCAGATGGGTACTCTTCTTCATTTGCATATTGACTTCCCACTTCTGTAGGGTTATCTGAGAATCGAGATGATGTTGTTTCTTGACGTACCCATGAACTCACATCCCTGTCACCGAAGAATGCGAACATCTTGGTATTAGGACGCAGACCTTTGACAGTGAAGTTTATTATACGTGAACGCATGAACGGAATGATTTCTACGTTCGCGACTTGTTCACCGATGAAGTCTTGGATACTACGAGTCGTTTCTCTAAAGGATATATTTCTAGGTATAGTAGTAAACAGACCCGTGTTTGTGAAGTTATTGGAATTTCTACCGTCACGCAATGCTGGACGTTGCCATAGGTCCGCATCGAAGTTTTCCAATCGACGTACGGTAGTCTGCATGATAGGCGGTAGAGTTCGAGTCTCGACCCACTCATCCGAAGATGGGGATAGTTCCATATGCCCGGTTTGAGTGATAACCGCAAATGGGTTGACGTTCAACTTACCTGTTGCAAGTAACTGTTCAACCAGTGGTTCATGCGAATATGGTAGTGTTACAACATCGCCGTTTTTGGTGACCTCAGCAACATTGTCCGTACTATAAGAAAGACGGACTGAGTTCTCACGGAAAGATGGTTTCAATAATCCCTGTGGGTCAATAGACGCACGATACTCTGGGTTGTTGATATCAGAGAATATGAATGAACTAAAGTTGTCTGCAATGAAACCCGCCTTAGTACGCGCATTACCATTCTCATCTAATACAGTCAATGAGTTAGTGTTAGACTCCAACAGACTCAAAGTAGTTAGTTCGAATAGGTCTGTTACACGTTGTTCCAACTTACCGATATCTTTCATTGTGAATCGTTTGTTTGGAATGAACGTGCTAGTAAGGTCAGCAGTACCAAATGTGTATGGATTCAGACGGAATGTGTATAACGCCATTGAACCTGTAGGAATCTCTGGTTGACGTGGGATTACATTGGACTCACCTTGAATCACCTGTAGTTCACCGAACCCGATATCACCACGACTATCTGTTGCGTTGGCAACCAACACATCGATACGTGGTAGGTAATAGTGGATTTGGTTCACTGTAACGGCAGATGCGTTTTGTGGAAGTTCTCCGGTTACGTTGAACTCTTGCAAGTCGTCCTCTGAACGAGATGGACGGAAATCCAATACGTCACGCAAAGAAATAACCTGACCTGTCGCAGTAGTATGGTCTGGAATAGACTCATAGGTTTCTGTGTAGTATGAACTAACAGAGAAGAACTGTCCATCTTGTCCGTGGGTATAATGGGAATACTTTACTTCGACTTCAGTGTCGTCAGAACCATTATATGGAATAGTGTATCCCGGCTTGAGTTTGATGACGATTCGGTCATAGAAGTTATCACGTTGACCACCGTCAAATGTAAACTGGTGAGTGATATCTGTCCACTCTGTGGTACCTTCCAATCTCCACTTGACAGATTGCAATTCGATACCATCTACCTTTGTTGTGAAGATAGGTCTGCCAGTTTGGTCACTCGCAGTGATTGTTCGAATTTCTGTTACATCTGTTGCATCTTTGGTTCGTGCAGTTGCGTTGGTGAACTCCACGTAGTATGCGATGACATATGTAGTAGCAGGGTCCAGTCCTGTATATGTGTTGTTTACAGGCACGTTAGAAAGGATTGCACCGCTGGCAGTAGCAATAATCCATTGTGAACTTTCTACACCATCGGTAAGAGCAATATCACCAGACGTGTTTGGTTGACCCCTGAAGTATCTTTGAGCAGTGTAGTTAGCAGTGAACTGGTTTGGTGATAACTGCTTGGTTGGTGTGCTATTAGGTAGAGGGAATAACAGGTTGTTATTCGACGCTTCATAAAGAACGGCGGGTGTCACAACAGGGACGAAGTCTGGGTCCCCTGAAGGAACGTTATCTCTTAGTTTAACGACATTAGAGAAACTCTCACCAACGTCCATGTCAATCTTGAAGATGTATAGACGAATACCCTTCGGGTCACGTTGAACACCACGAACATGACAAGTACCAATATCTTGGTCATTCGCATCAATCAATTCCATTTGACCGAACGTATCTAAACGACCGAACCCTTCTGTGGTTGATCCGTCGATGTAGATATAATTACCATATACAGCAGGGACAGGTTCGTTCGACTTCTCTACGGAATCTCTTGCCTTTGATACGTTGATGTCTGTTGTACCAATCTCTAGTCGATAACCATCAACGTATGCAATACCTTCGGTGACATCTAGGTTTAGGTTATTTTCGTCTTTATCTTCGAAAATTGCCTTGAACTCATCTACTACGTAGTTACCCGACTCTTCTTTTGTGCGTTGTGCAAGAAGGTCATTGATTCGGTTATATGCATCGAATGTACTGACTTCACGTGTGATGATACCTTCAACAACACGTGCAACGAACACAAAGTTCTCTTCTTCTAATACTTGGTCACGCGTCGTAGGAATTAGTTTGATTTGATAACGGTCCGCGCCTGGCGCAGTGATGTTAGGAACTTCTCCTTGGTTATCAAACAGTTCGATGTCTTGTTCGGACGTGATAATGTTTTGTTCAATCTTGAAACCAATGTCTTTGGTAGGTAGTGCGCTGTATTTGTCAATGAAAGAACTACCGCCTTCCATGTAGACGAAGTGACCCTGTACGAAGAAATCACCCGAAGCGAAATATGCCTTAGTACCACGACCAGACGCTTTGATAATTTCACTGGTTTCTGGGTCAACCGCATCCTGATCGACTTCAATAGTCAATTGTGTATTGTCAACTCGATATAGAATCTCTCCGGCACCAACACGAGGTGCTTTGGTATTGTCGGACACTTGAGACGTATCTGTGTATTGTACATACAGTGTTGTTGGGTCGTCTGGTGTTACGTCGACAATCTCTAGAACCTTCAGTTCTATACCCTGACCCGGCATTGCCTCGGTCGATAGAGTTTTACCCACCCAATTCGCATCTACCACACTTGATGCGGTTAGTCGAACATATTCTAGTTTGTTGTCTACGGTCGCACCGCCTGGATTGACTAGTGCGCCCTCTTTGAAAATGTTACGTCCGAATCGTGCAATCTCCTCTTGGATAATTGTCTGTGATTCGATTAGTTCACGCGCTTGTAGTGCGCGACCAGAGTTGAATAGTACACGATGATAACCGTCGTCTGGGTTGTAATAATCGCGGTAACTTTCTCTGAATGTTTTATCTGTAAAATCTGCCATGATTTATCCTAAACGGTTATTACAATCTTTATATCTTCTTGTTGTTCTTCGTCACGACGAATTCTGTAACGATTCTCAATATATAGTACTTCACCAGTGAATCGATCGATGCCATTCTTCTTCGAGTTCAATTGCACTTCTGATTCTACGCCACTGATACCAACTTGTTCGACGGTCTCATTCTGGAATATTTTGAAACCTGTAGATTCATTCTGGTGATAGTGTACAACATTACCATCCGATTTGTCTACGTAAGCAACCGCTTCGGAAGTGAGTCCTCTTATCTTTTCACCTACTGCGAAAGGAGAAGTTCCCGTCAAAGTAAGTGAAGGTAATGTCATCACCGAAACTCCGGCGTAAGGTGTTGTTCCGTCAACTTCTTTAGGGTTCTTTATAATACCCATTTGACGGAAAGTGTTCTGAACGGTAAATGTGCCATTGACATCACCGTCTGGTTTGATGTTCATTAGGACCGAACTTGTTTTCAAATCATCTATAGCGTCATAACCAATACCGTTAGGTCCAGTGATGACCGGACGAAGTACGGCACCAAGACCACCACCGCCCTGAATGTGAAGAGACGCGTACTGATAACCAGCACCATATGAAGTTACGGTTGCTCTTTTTATCACACCATCGACAAGATGCACTTGGACTGTAGCGTTCGCACCATTACCCACAACCTCAACTGTAGGTTCAGAGGTATATCCGGAACCACCGTCAACGACATGCACGTCAATAATCTGACCACCTACTGCCGTATCCTTTACCATCCATTGTAGGTCTTCAATGTTGTCACCTAGTGGTAGACTATCTTCTGGTTCTTGTACTGGGATATGGTTTGATGATAGGAACTGGTAGATATTCTCTGGAGTTATAGAGTATAGAAACTTCCAGACATAATCGTCCGAAGTCTTGAACTCTTTCCACCACTCTCTTACATTGAACATTCGATGGTTAGGATCATACTCAGGATTGTTTGGGTCTGTCTGAGGACTCATTGGGGCATATAGTCCCCAGTTAGGGTCTACCATCGATGGTTTAGATGTACCGTCCAGTGATCTGCCTGGTTCTAGACAAACATACACTTCTTTTGCGTCGTTGAGGACGTACCATGATGGTGTGTGTTCTGGGTCAGTTGCATCGTCCCATCCACAATAGATTGTACCAGATGACCAGTTCACTCGCTTGGCGACAAAAATTGCATCTTCAACCTTTTTGATAGATTGTAGGTTTAGTCGAAACTCTCGTTCATCCCTTGGTGAATCCACTGGATCGATAACAGAATCAGACGTATTGAATACATCGGACTTACCAATACCGATATAATATTCGTTGGTAGAAGATTCTGCGGCAGATACTTTAACGTCCTCTAGTAGAGTCTTCGCCATATCTCTGCCCATTGGGTGTCTTACTATAGCTGGCATTTTCGGGTCCTATACGTAGGTGTTGAAATCTTATGAAGTTATTTATACCAATTCTACAGGGGTTTTTTAGAATTTCGGTCCGACTTCCACATTTAGTTCCAAACCATTTTGTTTACTACTCAATATATTGAAGTGTTCTCTCAGTTTAGTAATCCACCAGAAAGAATCTTTGACAATAAGGTGTGCGTTTCGACCGTCCTTCAATATCCTCCTAGCGGGGTACATTGCAATCGTCAGATACCCCTTTTTCTTGATTACTCGTTCAAGGTCTTCCAGTACATTATAGAGAAGGTCTGGTTCGACGTGTTCTAGTACGTCAATACATATCAAGTAGTCTCTCGGTTCGGGTGAGGTATCTTTGCCGGAAATGCCGGGGTCGTACTCAAACACATTGTAGTGACCCTTCACCGGAATGTTCTTTCGGAAACTACTCTGTCCGCATCCATAATCCAACACTTCGGTTGCACCATGAGACATCAACCATTCATGTAGTTTATCGGCTGCCCATCCAGCGTTGACTCCCCACTCACTATTTTCGTGTTCGTGTTGCAGTAGTTTCTTGTACTCATCACTGATTAGGTCGAAACCATGTTTAGACGAATGTACTAGTTCGGTGGTCTTGGGTATACGAGGCGCGAGGGACTCATTGAGTTCTTCGAGTGAAACATAATCAACGATATCATTGATGCGTGAATCCTTACTCAAAGAATGTATAGTCACACCAATCTTTGCACATTCTGTAGAGAACCATTCGATGTAACCATAAAGAGAGTCATACAGATTCATGTTCCAGTCAATCTCTTTCTGAGTCAACTCTCGACCGTCAAAATAATTTAGTTTATCTGTTGACAAATCGACCCCAAGAAGGTATATGTCTTTGAATCCCATGTACAACATGACGTTCATGGCCATTGCGAAACTGTTCTTGTGCCAGACAAACGTTTCTGATTTTGGTAAAGAACATTCAAATATTCTATGACGGTCCACTAACTCCACTTCTTCTATACTCGCGAAGTATGTGTTGGGATATTCTTTGAGTGTTCTACCTTCTAACTCATGGTTCTGAAATCCGCCACGGAGTAGTTTGGGAAATGATTCTGCATATACTCGTTCGTCATAACATGTGGGGTCGTCCATACCCATCCAGATATCTGGTTTCAGGGTTGGGTACGTTGTATTGATGGAAAGGACTGTTTTCCCAGCACCCTTCAAGACACTAAGGTCGACTTCATTCAGAGAAGGTCCACACCCTGCGAATATGCCTACGTTGTGATTCTCTTTATTATATACGGAATAGTTTCTCCACCTATCTCCGTCGTGATACATCAATGGCAATCTTTCATTATTCTTCATCACTGAACCAACCTGATATTGCCAGTCTAGGTCTTGGTGCGTATTCAGACACTTCCGAAACAAAGTGATTGTGTCCTATCTCACCCAGTTCCATAAGCACCAAGTCTCCCCATCCAGGCACATAGGTATTGAATCCTTTCTCACTTTCTACGTGAAACAGTCCACCGTATTCTGGTTTCCAATCCCAAGAGAGATGGAATATAAAGGCGATACCTCTCCGATCATCTTGGTGTTGACCCAAAAAGTCTTTTGGATAATATGCGGAAGTGAAAGATTCATCTAGGACAGGGTTGGTTAGAGATGTCTCTTTCACTAGAAAATCGCGAAAGTTATCTGACATCAAAACGTCTTTCTTGAACGTACATTCCCAACACTCACAACCTATCACATGTGGTGTAGTTTTGTGGAATTGATAGGCAAATCGCCCACCAACGATATCTTTTCGGATCGAGTTCTCGTAATCGAATCTCTTACGATACCCGCCGACATTTCGTGATATCGACAAAGGTTCTTTAGTGTCAGAAGTATTGACTGCGAGTTCAAACCAGTTTGAAGGTGTCGAGTCGATTGAGCAGGCAAGGTCCCATGCATGATCATGGGTAAGAAAATTCTTATATATTTTGTGCATTATATATTCCATAAAAAAAGGGGGCCGGAGCCCCCTATAGTATTAGTTTACTCACATGGATATTTATAGTCTACCTAAACGAACCCTCACGGTACTGCCTGCAAGGATTGAGATTCTATCACTTTCAAATCTCATTTCAGAACCACTAGCGAATGCACTCTGGATAGCACTGAAATTTAGGAATCCACCATCCGATCGTGTAAGTTCGGTAAATGTCACGTCTGCTGTACTGTTGATACTAGTACCTTGATACTGATACACTCGACCAGTTTGAACGTGCCAATATACGTCATTATTCAATACTTCGTTATTACCACGGAACTGTCTGATAAGGTCTGACTTAGAGTTTGATCCAGTATCCGAGTTGACATCGGCGTCGGTATCAAATACAATAGCGTTACCCGCAGCACCCATTGGTCCCGATGGTCCAATAGTTCCGGTCAATCCCTGCGTACCACGTGGTCCCACTGTACCTTGTGTACCTCTAGGTCCTTGAGAACCCTGTGGTCCAGCTGTACCTCTTGGTCCCACTGTACCGCGTGTACCTCTAGGACCCTGAGAACCCTGTGGTCCGGATGGACCGCGTGTGCCTTGTGTTCCACGAGGACCCCTTGTACCTTGCGAACCACGTGGTCCCACTGTACCTCTAGGACCGATTGTACCTTGTGAACCTCGTGGACCCTGAGTACCTTGCGGACCGATTGTACCTCTAGGACCGATTGTACCACGTGTTCCTCTAGGACCTTGTGTACCTTGGGGACCAATCGTACCTCTAGGACCGATTGTACCTCTTGTTCCTCTAGGACCTTGCGTACCTTGTGGACCCACTGTACCTCTTGTTCCTCTTGGACCCACTGTACCTTGTGTACCTCTAGGTCCTTGTGTACCTTGTGGACCGATTGTACCTCTAGGACCTATAGTACCGCGTGTTCCTCTAGGACCTTGAGAACCTTGTGGACCGGATGGACCGCGTGTGCCTCTTGTTCCTTGTGAACCGCGAGGGCCCACTGTTCCCTGTATTCCTTGTGAACCTCTTGGACCCACTGTACCTCTAGGACCTTGAGTACCCTGTAAACCAACTGTTCCTCGTGGACCTTGAGAACCCTGTGGTCCCACTGTACCTCTTGGTCCCACTGTACCTCTTGTTCCTCTAGGACCTTGAGTACCCTGTGGTCCGGATGGTCCGCGTGTTCCTCTTGTTCCTTGTGAACCTCTTGGACCTACTGTACCTCTTGTTCCTTGTGAACCTCTAGGTCCAACTGTACCTTGTGGACCCTGTGTACCGCGTGGACCAATTGTACCTCTAGAACCTTGTTGACCCCTTGGGCCAGATGGACCTACTGTACCTCTTGTTCCTCTAGGACCTTGAGTACCCTGAGACCCTCTTGGTCCCGAAGTTCCGGCTAGTCCAGTAACACCCTGAGTACCTTGTATGCCTGTTGGTCCTTGTAAACCAGTTAGACCGATAGTACCACGTGGTCCAACTGTACCTTTTGGGCCAACTGAACCTCTAGAACCACGTGGTCCCTGAGAACCGCGATTACCTGTTAGACCCCTAGGTCCGATAGAACCTCTTGGTCCTATTGTTCCTTGAAGACCTTGAGAACCGACTGGTCCTTGAGTACCAACGGGACCTTGTGTACCTGTAGGTCCCTGAATTCCTTGAGTACCTTGAGGTCCTTGTGTACCACTTTGTCCGGTTACACCTTGAAAACCTGTAGGACCACGACTTCCATCTGGTCCCGTAATACCTTGGATACCGTGAGAACCACGTGGACCTTGTGTACCCGCTAAACCAGTAGGACCGGCAATGCCTTGTGTTCCTTGTGGACCCTGTGTTCCGACTGGTCCCTGTGTACCTGTAGGTCCCTGAATTCCTTGAGTACCTTGTGGACCCTGTGTACCACTTATTCCGGTTACACCTTGAATACCAGTTGGACCGGCAATACCCTGTGTGCCTGGAGGACCTTGCGTACCGACTGGTCCCTGAGTTCCGGACGGGCCAGGAATACCTTGAGTACCTTGTGGACCCTGAGTACCAACCGGACCTTGTGTACCAGTAGGTCCAACAAGACCCTGAGTACCTTGAGGTCCTTGTGTACCTGTAGGTCCTTGAATACCAGTTGGTCCGTCAATACCTTGAGTACCTTGTGGACCCTGAGTACCAACCGGACCTTGTGTACCAGTAGGTCCAACAAGACCCTGCGTACCGACTGGTCCCTGAGTACCTGTTGGTCCTTGTAAACCAGTTGGTCCGTCAATACCCTGCGTACCTTGAGGTCCTTGAGTACCAGTTCTTCCCATCGGTCCGGATGGTCCTGTTGGTCCTGTTCCACCCGTACCACCAGCAACACCAATAATTGTAGGTTCAGCCCACTGCCCAGCGACCGAATCGCCTGCACTAGGTGTACCTACAATATTTCTCCTACATTCCCATAGTATAGGGAAAGCGGCACTTAGACTTTCACCATTGGTGGTCCACGTTATTCCGTTAGAACCACCATTTGGTGAAGGGACACCATAACCCCATGAGTTACTTGGAAGTTGCGAAGATAGAAAATCATCAGCGTCAAGTATTGTATTAACGGTTCTAGTGAAGATAGACTCATATCCGGCAGCGTCATTTATGTCCGTAAACGTTATTTGTGCGCTGGCAGTTAGCGTTGTCATAATGACTTCCTATCCGTTATGTAGAATTATGGTGTAGTTACTGTTACAGTACAACGAACACTGATTGGAGCACCTGTGTCTGGAATGTCAGATGGACCAATGATTACTGAAGATGTGTTGATTTCTCCTGCACCTGAACCGCCGTTAGCAGAACGTCCAGTTGATACTGGAGTACCAGAAGAGTCTGTTTGAACTTCTAGGTCAGTTGAACCAACATATACCTGTTGACCAGTTACCCATTTCCAATCATATTCTACTGTTGCGCCACCGACACCATCACTGATTAGACTACCGTCGTTTGCGTCATATACTTTAGCAGTTGCAGTTACTGGAGAACCAGTGTTATTCTTGAAGATGGTTGGGTGATCGTTTTCGATCTCAACGTAGATCGCTGCACGACCTGCACGTACCTTACTGAAAGTTACTGCATCTTTACCCTGTTCACCACTTACACGAACTGTAAGAGTTGAGTTAGCATCACCAATGTTGGCTGGTTTGATCTCTAGTCGAGCACCAGTAGTTGCTGATGTAGGTAATGTACCTGTAGTGAATGAACCAGAATCGTCATTGTCGAAACCAGCAATACCACCAGCATTGTTTGTGGATGCACTCTGAGCTTGGAATGATGCGCCGTCTAGTGATGTTTCATAAACAAGTGCACCTGGCGAACCAGCGATGTCGAACAAAATAGTACTCGAATTCTGACTTGGTAATAACTTACCATCTGCATCAGCAGAGAACATTTGGCTAGATGGAATCAAAGTAATGATTGTACCACCAGCACCGTCCTGAATACGGTTTACAGAAAGTTCTAGGTTGAATGAACCAACTGAACCACCATTGTTATATGTGACAGGTACAATGATGATAGCTGAATTAGGTGTACCAATTGCGTCTGCATAGATAACACCAGCATTTTTAGTTATACCACCACCAATATCTGTGTTTACTGATTGTGCTACTAGGAACTCCCAACCACTTACTGCGGTAAGAACACCTATTGTGAAGAAACCTTCCGCTGGGGAAGAACCTGTAGTGAATGCCTGTTCGGTTCCACCAACGAACACTTTTACAGAACATCCAAAATCGCGTCTTGTCGCATCGGATACAACACCCGCATCATTCGCTGCGAAGGTGTGGTTTTCGTTAGTCAAGAACGCAGTTACGGAACTCTGACCATCGGCCAAGTCCGTTAGGGTTATCGCGGCCGTTGCCGTTCTAAGAGCCATGTTTAATCCTCTTGTTTATCGTTAATTGTTAGTTGCAAAGGTAGAGTCCCAGAATTAGGAACCGCCTGCGCTTCGATGAAAATTGATTTCAACTCTCCGTTAGGAAAGTTGTTTGTTTCCCCAGAGTTAGTGGCGGGAACACCATAACCTATGGGACATGTACCATCCGAACCCACAACTATAATGTTACCATCGATGTGAGAAACGTATCTTGTTGTTGCATGGACACAGACAGGTACACCGCCACTTGTCCATTCATAATCAAATTGGGTATATTCCGATGGTGATATTTCTACCCCATCAGCAGTGATTACCGCTTTTACTTCCGTCTCACCTACATCGTTCCGGAAGATGTTTCCATTAGGTGCTACTATATCGACATCTAAGTCGGCGACACCCCCACGATCATACGCTAGAACCGAACTGGACCAATCACTAGGCGCGATAGTCTTAGTAGGTTCACTTGCGTGAAGTACCACTTTTTTCAGAAACACATATCTCTGAGTTACCGGAAGATTGATAGACCATCCATTGATGTCTGGACTGTTAGTGTCTGTCTCTACTATTGTTCCGGTTTCAAAGGTGTATGTAGAATCCACAGAGATGTCTTCTTCCGAAGGTAGGGTCTTTGCATCATACCCTTTATACAAAAGTACGTTAGCGTTGCCACCTTCTAAACCCACATCTTGCAGTGCTTCGGTTACTTCTTCTTCGACTAATGACTTTAGTTCTTCGAGAGATAGACCATCACCGCCTTTTCCCAAGGAGATTAGGTGATATAGTTCTGAAAAGTTGTCATTTATTTTTTGACTGGCGTTTCGAAGGGTATCGCCCTTACCGTCGTTAGCAGCACCGCCAGTATTGAGAATTTGTCTAGCCATCGGGAGTCCCTATAATAGTCCTTTTATTTATAAACTAGAGATGGTCATCAGCGTCTAAAGTTTCATTATCCGAAGACAAATCGAAATCCAAATCATCCAATCGTGACGATTTCGCTCCCGCCCATTCATCAACGGTGATGTAATCACCCACTATCTCTTCAAGAGTAGTATCTTCAAACTTTTCTAGAGTCTCTAGTGAACTGACGACCGGACCTTCACCCGTGTTTTTTTCTGTTTGATTACGTCTGTCGACTGGGTCATTCTCTTCCATAGTCAACAACGAGTACTTAGGTACAGTACCAGAAGACAACGGTAGTCCCTGAAGAAGAATCGCATAGTTAGGAATTTCTAGTGGGTCTGTTGTTGGTCCCGCCTTCAGGTCCAAGTCAGCGATACCCTGAGTCTCTACCGAAGCGGCGAGATAGAATCCAGCTGGGTGAACCATCTTCTTATACAATATCTCATAGTCCGACAGAGACATACTTGTTTTCAAAAGAATGGATAGAATCTGATACTTCTTGTTGTCCTGTATAAAGTGTAGGGACTTAGGTCCAATCAATGATCCGCCAGGACTATCGTTCAGAATAAAGATGTCTCTCTTAGGATAGGATATCTCTACACCCTCTCCAAAGAACGCCTTGAAGAATTGTTCAACGGATATACCTGTACCCTTAGCACGATAGAAATTGGACAAAAGTCTTGCCATCAATCGTGGGTTCTGATAGAATGAAGATGACTGCAAACCGTCACTCAATTCTTCTATCAACAAGTCTAGTGTGTACATCTCCGAATCGGAAATGTCTCGTATACCGAATAGGTGGTGTACCTGTTCATTGAATGAGATAGACCCGTCTTCACCCGTGTACTCGTAATACTTCTCTAGAAACTGAATAAGTCTAGGGTACTGTTCTTGGAAGAATTCCGGTAATACCTGAGTTATCTGGTGTCTGTGAAAGCTAGGGTCACTTCGATAGTGTCTGTTTATCAAGTTAGACATTATAATACAACCTTATTTGCCCCTGCGTCAACAACACCACGGGTAATTGTTTTCTCTTGGTCCAGAGTAATGATGTAGTTTCTTAGAGGGCTAATAGTACTTTGGTTCGCGGGCGTGGCAGTTACCTTGATACCATCTCCACTATAACTGTTCTTGTCGATGACAAGTCCTCTGAAGTTTACTAAACCCTTTGCTGGATCGTAGTCACCTACGTTCGCTATTCTAACAACGTTGTTTAGGTCAAGCAACTGTAGTCGGGTAGACCCCAACTCGTTCTTGACAACACAGTCCACACCACTTGAACTGAATCCGGATGTTGTGATTACATAGTCGTCCTTATCTGGGGACGCTAGTAGAACTGGGAAATTGATAGTGTAGTCTTTCTCGACAAAGTCGTCTAACTCGATACCGACACTTGCTTGATCAGCTTCTATCTGTGCAACAATTCCGTCTACATCGATACGTTGTTGTATACGAACGTCCATACGAGAGTTTAGAATCGCGGGTGATATGTTGTCTAGTTGAGTCAACACATTCGACCTACGGAATATAGAACCGAATTCGTTCAGATTGTTTTCAGTGTACTCGACGACGAAATCGTTTACTGTATTCTGTAACAGTTCCACCGAAGATGTATCTTTAGTCGTGTCTATATTGAACTTGGTCTGTAGTTCCAGATACGTCCTTTCAGGTTCGACAAACTTGGTGTCGATTGACATGATAGACAGGTTAGAGGTCAATTGGTCTCGTATCATAGTCTTGGTCAAGTCTTTGATACTTTCTACTGTACCATCCTCGAAGTTGATACTAACAAACACCACACCATACTCTGGAGGCAGATTGTCGTTACCACCCCAAGCAACTACGTCTTTGAAGTAACTACCATATAGACTCTGAATCATTGCTGTGTAGTCGTCCGCTGTCACTAATCTGTTCTGTGCAGAGTATGACCTAGGTGCATTCAACTTGATGGATGCAGAAGATTCTTTTTCTGAACCACCAGCAGATGAAGCGATTGTAGTTACTTCCAGTGTTTTGCCACTTGAAGTGAATACCGAAGAGAACTTCTTACCACCGTTCGCGACTTCACCCGAAGACGCAATATAGGTTATCTCAATTTTGTTACCGGCAGTCGGAGACTGACCTAAGATACTTCCGTCACTGAAGAAAATCTCATAGTATCCATTAGAGGTTTCTCTTATGATAAAGACTCTTGATTCGTCGTTGATTGTACTGACCTTGTTGATATCAGTGTAAGTTGTTGGTACTAACGATAGGTAGTTCTCATATACGTCAACAACAATAGTCGACGTATCTATCGATTCGTCTGGTATAACATACACAGAGTCATCACTCACATCGCCTACGATGAATGTCTTGTTCTTTACCCTTCCCTCTTTTAGGAAGATATCGGTCGAACCCGAAGATGTTTTGAAAACGTAGTTGTCACCGTCCTTGAGAGCGGTACAATATTCTGGGTTGGTGAATGTGTATTGAGTCTCTTCGACCGAAGTGGTGAACTCTGTCCCTACAGGTAGATTGATAATATCCGGACCACTCGGGTGGTTGGTTATTGACAACGAAACGATAGCGGTTGATGATGTCATTGACTTAGGTAGGTACCCCAGTGCCTCGGCGTGTGATACTACCGACGAACGCAACTGAGCAGAACTCAGGAAGGACTCGTTGATCGCCATGTTTGCAATCAATCCATTGATGTGCGTGTTGTGCGCCAACACATCTAGTATGTTAGACAGACCACTTCCATTGAAATCGTAATCAAAAAATTCCGGTTGCTTCTTTAGGTATGTCTTCAACTGGGATTTGATTTCAAAGAAATCCAGTTCGGAATTCTGTATAGTCATTTATCTTATCCTTGCAATATTAACATTCAACGTAACGACCTTCTGTGTATTCACAACTGCAAACTTTATGGTCACATCAACTGAATTGTAATCTGGTTGTATTATAGGGTCGATAGATTTTATCACCGCCCTTGGTTCATACTTCTCTATCGTGTATTGTATAGCGTCTCTTATATCGGTTACTTCTAAATCTGTAGATAGAGAGAATAGAAGGTCATGTAAGTTCCCGCCAAGGTATGGTCGAAAAGGAACTTCTCCGTGGTTGGTCATCAATAAGTTCTTGACCGATTGACGTACTGCAGCCGCGTCAGTCTTCTTATAGATGTCACCGTCCGGAGATGTATTAGGTTCGAACGAGCAATCAATATCCGAATACGTACGGGATATCGTCGTAGTAATAGGAGTGGAATTTAGATTCCCGTCTTGTATCGACCAGTTTTTGTTTGACATTGGGTGAACTCTTTTTGTACTATTTATACAAGACGGCTGAGGAAGTCTTGATATTCTTCTTCTGTCATACTATCAAAGTCGGGTATATCGTCGTCACTTAGGGTAGGGAGAGTAACTTTCACTCTATCGTGTGAAGCAAGTATGTCTCCCGTAAGGACAGGAGGCAACACTCCTAGTTCTGATAGTTTATCCAATCCCGGCAATGGAATCTCTAGTGGAAGACCTATCAACTCAAGTACGTCACAGAAAGTGAAGGTGAGGAAATCTAGAAGTTTACCTAGACCAATTGCATCAAGGAACTTCTTAATCTTCTTCAACCATATGTTGAACAGTTCCTTCATAGTGATAATCTTCCAGTCTCTAGCCGCAGTACATATCTGGTTTATCTTATCTTCGAGACACTGCACCTTACCTTCGATCTCTCCGCCCATGATATCTTGTATACTGATATCAAAAGGTGATGGTAAAGGTATTGACAATTCCATAATCTCTGATATAATATCACCCTGCAACTTTGCTAGTTGATCTTCGAGTTCTTTCTGCGCATCAAAGTTATTGATCTTTTCTTCTGTCTCTGCTACCTTGTCCTTGACATCCTGTTCTAAGTCTGCGAGTTCCTGTTCTACATCAAAGTTCTGTAGTTTATCTAGGTCGCCTAGAATACGATTCTGTTCTTCGGTATACTTTGCGACGATCTGATCTATCACCGCACGTACCCATGCTGCCATATCAAATGAGAGAGGGATAGGTAGATCGGGTAACCCTAATGCATCCCATATCTCCTTGAACATACCAATCAATTTATCTAATAGTTTGAAGAGGGACATTGTACACCACTCCATGATCTCATTCTTGATGTATGACCATGTAAGTTTTGCCTTCCACTCTGCACACTCTACACCGAACTCACCATCAAAGTAACGATACTGTTCAGGTACAAGTGCATACAATGCATCAATGACCTGTGACCTCTGATTATCTAACTCATCCATTGCAGAGTTGTATGCATCCTCTTTCAACTTACCGGATTCTAAATCTGCTTGCAATGTTTCTAGTTTTGTGGTATACTCTTCAGTAATACCAGCGATCTGTTGTTTGAGTTCTTCTTGGTATGCTGGTTCCATGATGCGCAACACATCGATAGACAATCCCAGTACAGGAATTTCAAATGATATCGGAACAATCTTACTGATCATCTCTAACATCTTGACAGGAATGTAGATATGAAACTCTTGTACCAGTTCGGTAAATGCGTCTTCTGCCTCTTTCTCTAACTGACGAACCTTACCCTTCTGCCACCACGGAGAGAATAGATCGGTAATAGTATCAATTGTATCCTCGATTTCCTTGATTGTATCCTCTAACTCTGATACAATACCAAGTGGGTCCGGTGAGTTCTTTAGTTCATCTATCTGTGCCTGAATCCGTGCACGTTCCTCTCCCGACTTCTCCTTCATCTCGTTCTCTAGATTCTGGATACGATCGAGTGCTTCCTTAGCATCCTTTTGCGTGGTCTGTTTCAGTTCATCTATCTGCGCCTGTATGTCACTAGGTATCGCAGTGATCTGATTGAACATGTTGGTAAGGTCCGCCTTGGTCGGTAGACCTGAAGGTGGGCATGGAAGTGCAATGGATGTCATCCCAGTACTACCTTGTTCCCTGCGCGTACTGTAACGGTATCTGTACCTGTTACTGAGACATTCTTCGCTGTGATCCTCGCATCACCTGTCACCGTGATATTGCAGTTTCCAGTGATTCGGATATTCGCATCTTTCTCTCCAATGATAGTCACATTACCTTTGACCCTCAGCTTATCATTATTCTGGACAACAGTGTCACGACTACCATCTTCTTGCATTTCGTAGTACGTACCCGACGTGTGTTGTTCACGAACACGTTCCTCACCTTCAGTGTCGTCCCACTCTTTATAGTGTCCACTCTCTGTCTGATACACTTTGTTGTATGGATAGTTCTCTTCGGCCTTCTTATTACCATCACCTTCCTTTGGTATCGTTCCCACGACCAAAGGTAACTGAGAGTTGGGACCATCTAAAAAGATACCAAAAACCTGAGTACCCACTAACATACCAAGGTACTGTCCTACTGGTAAAGTTTCCTCTTTTTCCTTTCCGAAGTCGAGAACAGGTCCAAAGACCTTTGTCTTCTTTTTGAAAGAAGTAACACCGTGAGTTACAGGTAGTATTATCTGAGCCCAAGGAAGGTCCTCTTCTTCAATGTCATCATACATTCCATGTACCTTGACCCTGACTCGACCTATCTGTAATGGGTCATCTTTCACATTCATTACGGTGCCCACGAACCATCGTGTCTGGTCACCATAGAAGTCAATAAAGTTACTAGGTATCATGTTACATCACCATTATCTAATTTTACACAAGATAGTGAGACCATGTACGTCTCTCTATCGAACGAATGTTTTGCAGAGAATATTAGGAAGTCTCCGGACTTCTTATTGTCAAAGAAATAGTCGGTGTCTTCGGGCGCTAGATTACGTAGGAACCTGACCGTCAACTTTCTTCCTATGGTCAAATGACCAGTTCCGTCAAGAAAGTCTATACCATTCACCAACATGGTCATCGGGTTCTTCTTCATCAACTGGTCGACAGCACGATTGATTACATTCAACTTGTACTTAGATACTTCACTACTCTCTTGATACGAATCTTGTTCATGATACGCTTTGGTAGAACCTACCTGAGTGATTCGTCGAGAAGGATACTTGTGTAGTTCCTTACCATTCGACTTGTAGTCTTCACTATAGAAAGGTGCTTCATCTATTAGCATATCTTTCTTCAATAATGATATCACACTTTCCTGTATGTCGAAAGTGAACTTGTTGTCTATGTTTTGGGTAGGGTCTAGGTACATGTACTCTGAACCAACCAATCCCTTCTGTATCAGTGAGTATAGGTCTTCGGCGTCCTTGAAACTGTATTTCCTGATAACCCTTCGATGCGGTGTACTGATAGGTGACCCATCCACCATCGTCGATTCACTAAACGAGAAAGGTATGTCTGGGTTCATAGAAGGTGAAGACAGAATTGTCTGTAGGTCCACAAATGATAGTTGATCATTGACT